CAGGATTTATTTGTCTAGGCGGAATATCTAATAAAAATGATGAAAATACTTCAGCTATTATAGTTAAAATTGATACAAATTTAAATATTATTAATAATAGATCATTTAAAGATTCTCTTGGATTATTTGAATTAAATTTTAATAATATATTTGAGTTAAATGGTGAAATATATATTAATGGTTCAGCAGCTTATCTAAGAAAAATAGAGGATGTAAAATTAGCATCATTTTGGAAAATGTTTTTAATTAAATTAGATTCAAGCCTAAATACATTATATTCAAAACTAAGTTATGCTTCTAATAATAAAATAGATGAAGCATTTACTAGAACTTTATATGATCAAGATAATAATAGAATTATGATTCATGGAGAAATTACAGATCCAGCTTTTACTTTCCAAAAACATTATTTTATGTCTATTGAACCAGAAAAAAAACTTAAAGGAGTTTACTCATCTGATGACTATAATGTTATATTAGAAGAATATTCATTAGATTCAACATCTGAAGTTATTATATCATCTGATTCTGATTTGATACAAATATTTGATTCTACTTGTTCTACTACAGATTTTAATTTAACTTTTTCAGATTCTACATCATGGATTTCAGAGAATATGTTTACAATAAATGGACAACCACAAGAACCATCTAACGTTATTGGTTCTTATCTTTCATCTGACTCTGCTGAAATTAGTTGGAATTATTCACCTACATTGGAAGAAGATGGATTTTATATAGAAAGAAGTACTGGAGGTCTTCCTTTTGAAATTATAGGATATGTAGATATAGATAAGAGAAGATACTTTGATAATACCTTAATGGCTTCTACTTTATATCAATATCAAGTAAGAGCATATAATATTATGTCAGAATCGAATGCATCAAATATAGTAAATATAACTACTCCGGATGATGGAGAAATTCTTTTAGATCCAACTAACCTTTTAGCAGAACTAAAAACATTAAATGGAATACAAAATATTGAACTAACATGGAATGGGATTTCAACCAATGAAGATGGTTTTTATTTAGATAGGAAATTAGGAACAAGTGGGGATTATATTAGGATAGCAACACTTAGTCCCGGATCTAAAAATTATTTAGATGCTAATCTAAATTTAGCAACACAATATTTTTATAGAGTTCAAGCTTTTAATTCTGGAGGCTCTTCTAATTATTCAACTACTTCAATTATTACTGAATCATCATTTTCGATTACTAAATCTCCAAATAATATTTATTCAGATCTATGGACTAATAGTTTATATTTTTATAATATAAATGGATTTTCATCTAGAAAAATTATATCTCCAGATGAAATATTAGAAATTCCTCTTAAATTTGATTTATTTCCAATGAATATAACATTACTAGATTCTTCAGTTATATCTAATATAACATTTACCGCGAAAATGTATTGTTCAAATATTAATTCTATATATGAAAACTCAAATATATATTTACTTAAAAATAATTATATAATAGGAACTGGTATTATACCTTCTGGAACAGCAGTAGACACTAGTCAATTTTTCCAATATATATATAATGGAACTTTAGCTGATTGGGGAATATCTGATGAAATAACAATGAATGATTTTAGATCAAATATTATAGGAAGTTATATATCTTTAATAAATAATAATGATACAGAAGTTACATTATATATAGATGGATTCTCTCTAACTATTAATTGGAATATTCCAATTACTTATTAGAAATAATTTAAGAACAAATAAATGACCTTTTAGGTCATAATTCACCAGCAGACTTTAAATATTGAGTAGTTAGTCTGCCTACTGTTAAGGAGGTAGTAAAATGGTATATTGTGAAAAGTTTGTAGTAGTTGTAAAATGTAATGGTAAGATTCTTCGGGAAATTGATGATTTTATTACTTTACCATTTGATTCTGAGTATTCTATTTATATGAAAAACTTAGAATCAAGGAGATGTTTAGTTAATATATCTATAGATGGAAGTGATGTTCTTAATGGTAGTTCTATAATTTTAATGGCAAATTCAGAATTTGAATTAAAAGGTTTTTTAAATAATAATAATATAATTAAAAATAAATTTAAGTTCATCAAGAAAACAAATAAAATTGTAGAATTCCGTGGTGATAAAATAGATGATGGTATTATAAGGGTTGAATATGCATTTGAAAAGATATTACCTTTATCAACTACTACATATTATAATAACTATTGGACATGTACTGGAGGATTGAACCCATCAGGAGCATATTTTTCTAGACCAGTGTATAATAATATTAATTATACATCATCTTCAGGAATAAATGAAGCTGGGAGTTACTGTAGCTCTTCTAAAGACAGTAATTCAGAATCGTTAATTAATAATAACCTTAATTTAAAAAATGATGAAGGAATTACAGTTAAAGGTTCAGAAATGAAACAGATATTAAACAATGGATGGATGGGTGAAACTGAACAAAGTAATATTATTACTTTAAAGTTAAAGGGAACTAATAGTAAAAATATTGAAGTTATGGAACCCATTACTGTAAAAAATAAAATTAAATGTGAAACATGTGGAACAACAAACAAATCTTATGCAAAATTTTGTGTAGAATGTGGAACATATTTAAGATAATTTTCTTAAGAGGGAGTTGAACTCCCTCTTATTATTAACTGACATTATAATTTTTTAAGAACAAAATATTAAACTAAATCTTTCATGAGGAATAATAACTATATGGAAAAAGATCAAATAATTGTTAAATCTACAGAGGTATATACTTTAAAAGATGGTACTTCTAGAAAACTTTTTGAACGAGGACCCAAAGGTTGGGTTGAAATTTTTTCCAGAGAAAAAGATGGGATACTAAAATTAGTAAGTAAATGTAATTTAATTATTCTTCAAGGAAGAGAATTGATAGGGCAACTCTTAACATATACTTTAAATCCTAATAATGTTGTTTCAAAAAATGGTGAACATATATATTGGTTCGGTTTAGGAACTGGTGGATCTACAACTTCTGATCCATTTAATCCAACTCCACCAAATGAAGATGATACTGATTTATATTATGAAGTTCCAATTAGTGCTTTAGATTCTACTACTTGTACTGATTATGGTTTTGGACATGATGGTCATGCACCAAATGAAGAACCAAATGGAGTTACATATCCTGGAAGATCACAAGGTTATTATAAACATAAATTAGACCAAGTTGAATTTGAAATAGATCCTGCAAATAACAATGCGTGGTTAGTTACGAAGATAACTATAACTATAGGAATAGAAGATGCTCTAAATAGTCCTGAGTTTCCAATAAATGAAGCTGGTTTATTTACTAGTGAAACTAACACCCCAGCTCAAGCAAGGGCAGACCAATATCATTTATTTGCTAGAATTACTTTTCCTAGTGTTATAAAGACTAATACTAGAGAACTTATTTTCTTATGGTATATTTATACATAAGATTATTATAAGAAAGGATTATTTATTATTCCTAGAGAATTATTTTTTTAGTTGAAAAATTATTTTTTTAAAAATTATTGAGGAGGAAAATTTAATTATGAGTAATGTCAGCGCTGGCGTATATACTAAGATTATAGATCTTTCTACATATGTTCGGGCTGTTCCAAGCAGTACTGGATTTATTCCTGCATTATGTCCAAAAGGCAGAGATAATCAACTTCTATTCCTTGGATCAAGATCTGAACTTATTTCTGAGTTTGGTGAACCAAATATAGCACTATACGGTAAGAATTATGGGCAAGGTCCATATTGTGCATATAATTTTCTAGGAGAGTCTGGATCATTATACTTCATGAGAGTATTACCTGAAGATGCCGCCTTTTCAAATTTAGTATTAGATTCTAGGATGCAGGAATCAGATTCAACATGTATAATTTCTTTGGCATATCTAGATTCTACAGCTGCTAATAGTAAAGCTGAGTTAGTAACAGGATTAGAAACAGTGGAAGAATTAAAACCGATTGGTATTTTCTATCCTATTGGAAGAGGAGAAAATTATAATTCATTATCACTAAGACTTACAGCACATAGTAATCCATTATTTGATGGAATTTTTGTTACTGATATATATGAAAAACAATCAGATGGTAGTAATGTTATTATCGAATCTTTCGAAGTTTCATTTGATCCAGAAGCAGTAGATACTGCAGGCGATTCATTATTTATAACAGACGTTTTAGAAAAATATTCTTCAGTATTAAGATTTCATATGAAGTTAACTTCTGATGATTATACTTCTGGATATTATTTAACAACAAAGGTTTATGATAAAAATATTGGTACTATATCAGTTGTAAAAACTGAGGATTTAGCAACTATTACTGATAATAAACAAAACTTTGTTGATTGGGAAAAAGTAGAAGAAACAGGAACAGCTAATTATTCAATTACCGCTATTGATGCAAGAGGAAATAAATTAACTGGATGGCTTGGTGCTTCTTCTGGAGATGGAGATATAGTAAATGTCTTCAATTCTAGAGATTTTACAACTCAAGCATGGATTGGTGATATTACTAAATTCGACTCAGCTAGCGATATATCATATAAAATAAAGAAATCTTTTGCAGATATATCACTTGCATTTACTTCAGCAGAACCAGTTCCTCTAAAGAAGGGTATTGATGGTAGTTTATTAACTCAAACTGGCTCACTGAATAATGATGTAGCAAAAGAACTATTAACAAATGCTTATGGTGGTTTAATTGATGATGATGTTTTAGATATCGAAAATTTCTATTTTAATTTAATTTTCGACTGTGGATATCCTACAGATGTAAAAACAGAAGTAGTAACATTAGTTACTACTAGAAGAGATTGTATGGCTATAATTGATAATGGTGATAACACTACATTTGATGAAGCATTAATTGCTAGATCAACAGATCATACATATAATAATTATTATACAGCTATACATGAACCTTATAATAAGGTATATGACTCTTTTACTGGAAAAGATATTTGGGTTTCTCCAATTTATCATTTAGCATATCTATTACCAAGAAATGATTCTGTAGGGGAACAGTGGTATGCAGCAGCTGGTTTCACAAGAGGAATAATCGAATCAATCAAAGAAATGAGATTTAATTCTAAACTTGGTCAAAGAGACCAGTTATATTTAAAACAAATTAATCCAATAGTAAAATTCTCTCAAGGTTATTCATTATGGAGTCAATTAACAACTCAAGCAAAAACTAGTGCATTACAAGATATTAATATAGTCAGATTAGTTTTATATGTAAAAAGAGCATTAGATGATTATTGTAAATATTTTGTATATGAACAAAATGACGAAGTAACTTGGGGGCAGGTAGCTGGAAATGTTGTAAGCTTCTTAGAAGATATTAAGTCAAGAAGAGGTTTATATTCATATCAAGTAGAAGTTTCAGCAAATGATTATGAAAAGAAACAAAAGAAGTTCCATGTTAATGTAACATTAAATCCTGTTAGAGTTGTAGAGAAGATAGAATTAAACTTCTTTATAAATTAATTTAGTTAAAGTTTATTAGTTTAATCTCCATACTTTAAATTATGTTAAGGTATGGAGATTTTTTTCGGTAAAAAGAAAGAGGTGAAATATGGGACAAGATCCTAAAATGTTTATTAAACCTGAATTGATAGATGAATTTAAAAAGAAATGCGATGAAATAGGTTTTACAGTTTCAATTACATATGTGGATAGAACTTATAAAGAACAGACTGCTCTATTTGCACAGGGAAGAGAAAACCTTGCAACAGTAAATAAGCTTAGAAGAATTGCTGGATTATATTCTATAAAAGATGAAGAAAATAAAAAAAATGTTACATGGACAATGAATAGTAAACATATTATTAATCTAGAAGACCAATTTAAGGAAAATGATAAATCTCTTGCATTTGATTTTTGTATAGTTAAAAAAGGAAAATGTTGTTGGGATGAATGTATTGAGGATTATAAAAAATGCGCTTCGATAGGAGAAAGTCTAGGTTTATATTCTGGTGGTAACTTTAAAAAACAGGATTGGCCACATTTAGAGTTTAAAGTTTAGTTTGTTTCTTTAATTATAAGTCAGATACTATCTATTTAAATAAGAACATATTACTATTAAAAAGTGAATCATTTATTACTGAAGGAAAGGAGAACTAAATATGGTTGCAGGTTATAATGAAGTAGTTGAAAAGCTAGCAGAAGCAATGAAGTTATTTGTTGGTGAAGCTAAATCTGGAGCAGATGGAAATGATAGTAAATTTGCCGCAGTAAAAGCAAGAAAGTTAAGCAATAGTATTACTAAAGTATTAAAAGAATTTAGAAAACTATCAATTGAGAATGATAAGACAAAGACAGTAAAGTAATTATTAAACAAAAAAATTAAAAAATATTATCCCTAGAATAAAATGTTTTTATTCTAGGGGATTTTTATCTTACCAATAATTATTACTATCTATAACCTCAATACCTTCAGGAAAAACTATACTATTTAATCTATTGCTATAAAGATAGTCTGATAATGGATTATCATTTCTTCTAACTTCAAGTATTATAACTTCCCCATCATTTCTTATAATTTCAGCCATTTTATTAAATTTTTCTAAAGCATATTTATTACTAAGATAATCTTCTCCATAACTTTCTTCAAAGTAATTGTTTAAGTCATTCATATTTTTAAATTTCTTATTATCTAATATTTTAAGAATGTCATCAACTGTTATAGATAAAGTTATTTCTGATTTTTTATCTTTTCTTTTATCAGCCAAGATATATGAGGAAGAGCTTGAATTAGTTACAAAATCTATTTTTAGTTTCATATTTATTCCTTTTTATAATGAATGAGTCAGTCTATAATAATCTAT